CGAATGATTCTCATTAGCAAGTATAATTGGGGGACACGCTGGGCTGGATTCTACTATCATAGTTGGTGGGTGTGTGTATATAAATTGGGACACGCTCCATGTAGTATTGAATAGATAATAGAAGTAACCAGTACTAATGTCATTGATTATGACACAGCCTACAGCAAGAGATAGATTCTATGGACCACTTAAGCAAGTGGCACGACAGTACATACCTTTACTAATGGCACGGTTAAAGATCCTTGAGAATAGATCACTCAACGCAATGGATTTCTTGGATGCAGAGAGTGATACAGAACACGAGTATGTGTGGGAAATGAATGAGGCTGAAAGAGTCGCACTAGTGGCGGAAGCGCAGACAGACCTGCACAAAGCAGTATTAGAGGCAGGAACGGCTCAAGCTTTGGTCGGGGCATTTATAGATTTACTAGAAGATGACTACAAGAAGATGAGAGATAGCAGTTGTTTCTTTATTGACCCTAAAGGTAGGCACATATCATTATACGAGGGACAAACACCTGATAACTAAAAAGGCTCCCGATTAAAGGAGCCTTCTTGGTTTAGTGATGCCTGTAGTAGACAACACCACGGTAGACGAGTTTGGTCATTGGAGCCTCTTTAACTTCCTAACGCCCGTTCCATCGTTAGGTTGCCTGCGTCCCTGTTAAGGGATGAACGTACGCAGAGGCTATCAGATCTGGTAGTCGTTGCTACTACTATCATACCACTTGGGTAAGTGTCTTAGAAGATACCAGGGATAATCTGTCCAGTAGTGAGGTAAGCACCAACACCAGCTAAGAATCCAATCATAGCTAGGCGACCATTAAGTAGTTCAGCAGAGTCGTTCATTGTGTATTCAATGGGTGGTTCTTTAGCGATTACTTGAGTGTCGTTCATCAGAATTTATACTTAGCCCCAAGTTTTGTACCGTAAGAAGCGTCACCTTCATCTGCGGATAGGTAGCTAACCTCACCGTAGACTCCAAGCTTCTCAGTAGCAGCTACACTTGCTCCTACCTTACCGCCGAATTGAGTAGAACCATCAGCACCGTCAGGATTAACAAAGGCTGGTCCTCCTTGGACATAATAGTCAAAAGATTCTGAGCCAAAGTCTCCCTCATATCCCAATGCCACATCTGTTGTGCGGCTGGTGAAGTCAGAGCCAGTGTACGAGCCATTAGTTTCTATGTTTGTATAAAAGTCACCAGCAAGGGCAGGAGCTGTACCTACACCTAGCAGGGCAGCTAGAGCGATTGCAAACTTCATAGTATGTAATAAAACAATATCCCAAGTATAACTTCTTAACCCCAGTGAATTGTCCTCTTACGTTCGGTTGTCACTATTTTAAATTGTTCACGCCTCTTATGACCCTGTATTATCTCCATCGCTTTATCCGCTTCCTTACTATTAGTATTCTTATTATTAGCGTCAATGTTAGTAGTCTTGTTGTGCATTTAAAGGTACTTTTAATAAAAGTTTAAAAAACAGCCAATTTAAAGGCATATCAACATATTAGTAGGACAATCGTAGTAGTGGCATAAGAACAGTTTAAAACTTTACGTCTTTCTGGTTACTGTTTGGTAGTCCTTTCGAGCAACAATCATGGCTTACAAGAAGCTAAAGTTTATTGGAAAATTAGAAGGTTTCGTCCCTCATCTATGGGATGAACCTACATATAAGAATGAGCCTTGTGACTGGAGAATCAGGGTAAGAGTTCAAGACCCTGAAGGTGAACTTCAAGACACTCTGACTAAAGAGTATGAAGCATCTTGTAACTACTACAAAAAACAGACAGGTGGTAAAAGGTTCTTTGATGAACCTTGGGATATTAACGAAGAAGACAGCACAATAACTGTTCGTCTTTGTGCAAAGCCTCGTTATGAAGAGCACCCTTTCCCAATAGTTGATGGAGATTTAGAGGCTCTTGATAAAGAGATAATGCTAAGAGAAGGTACAACAGTTCAAGTAAGTACTGTGATGATGCCTTACTCCCTTAAAAGTCCTAAAGGTGGTATGAGATTAAGACCTCGTGCTATGCAGGTCATCGAGGCTGTTACTTATGAGGCATCAGACAGCGGTGAACTCAATCTTGAGGAAGAGTTTGGCAAGAATGATGGCTTCAAAGCCTCTAAGCCAAACGTTAAGAAGAAAGTTTCTAAGAAATCTGTTACCGTAGCAGACGAGGATCTGGACTTCTAACTTAAATGGCCCGAAGATTTCATAAGTATGGTAAACGTACAAGAGATGGATTCAGATCGGGCTTCGAGTCGGAAGTAGCACATGACCTTAAGAAACTAGGGATTGACTATGAATACGAGAAACACAAGTATGACGTAGTAATCCCTAGACGTTATACACCAGATATGGTGTTAGCTAACAAGGTACATATAGAAATTAAGGGCTACTTCGACCAAGATGACAGGAGGCTCCTCCGCATCTTTAAGGAACAACACCCTGATATAGACATTAGGATGTGCTTCCAAAACCCACATCAAAAGTTAAGTAAGACAGCCAAAATGACTTACGCAACCTGGTGTGATAAACACAACATTCCCTGGTGCAAGGGGCCGCACTTGCCAAAACGTTGGACTACGCTATAGTTCAAAGTGGTAAGTTGAAAGGGTTTACCTTAAAAGCCTCCAGGGAGTCCCCGATCCTTGGAGGTTTTTTAATGGGACAAGCTGAAGAACTAATCTATCTCATGAAATCTATCGATGAGGTAGGTATCAAACAGAACTGGGATCGAGAGAAACTCGAACAGGTTAAACAAGATGCGATAAGGGATTATTACAATCTCGAACAAAAGATCCACAACACAGACTCACATCATCAACGGGGTAAATTAAATGACGGTGATCCACGGGCCATGCCCTAAATGCGGTAGCAGGGACAACCTAGCTATCTATGAGGATGGTCACACCCATTGCTTCGGTATGGGGTGTGGTTATAGAACTCCTCCTACTAATTCTTCCTTTCAATTACCTATGACTACAACTACTACAAAAGAAATTGAAACTATTTCTGGAGAGTATGTAGATATACCTTCTCGTGGGCTTAAATCTGAAGTCTGTAAGAAGGGTAGCTATATAAAAGGTATGCATGGTGGAGAACCAGCATACTTCTGTCCTATATATGACAACGACAGAGTTCTTACTGGTTACAAGATCAGAAAGAAAGGTAAGAACTTTTTAATGCATGGATCTAATCCAGATAGCCGCTTCCTATTTCAACAGATGTGGGGTGGTAATAATAAGCTGCTAGTCATCTTTGAAGGTGAGTATGACGCACTATCATATATGCAAACCAGGCAGGGTTGGCCTTGTGTTTCTCTACCTAACGGTTGTGAATCAGGTAACAAAGTAATACGAGCCCAGCTTGAGTGGTTACTCACCTTTGAGACAGTAATCTTCTGTTATGACGATGATGCTGCAGGACAGAAAGCAGCGTTAAGAGATGTACAACTACTACCACCAAGGGTAGGAAAGATTGGGACAATATCAGGTTATAAGGATTGCAATGAAGCTCTCCAATCTGGTGATACTAAAGCCATAGTCAATATGGTTTACAACGCTAAAGAGTATGAGCCAGATGGTATCATCAACGCTTCTAAATTACTTGCCTCTGTTCTTGAAGATCCTAAGGTAGATAGTGTTGAGTATGGCTTCCCATTTCTCGATGATAAACTTCACGGCTTAAGACGCTCAGAGCTAGTGACTGTCTGTGCAGGTACGGGTCAGGGCAAATCAACATTTGTAAATGAAATCGCTTACAACCTTGCAGTCAACCAAAACCAAAAAGTCGCTGTCATCTCGCTTGAGGAAAACAACCTCAGAACTGCGAGAAGATTTGTCGGTATTAACCTTAATCATCCATTACACATTGACAGAGGAGATTTTACAGATGAGCAAATCGAAGAGGCGTTCAACGCAACACTCGGCCAAGGAAACATCTATTTTTACGACCATTTTGGGAGTCTCGATTCTACCGTTCTTCTTAACCGCATACGTCACTGTGTTAGCTCTTTGGATTGCAGCTTCATCATCTTTGATCATCTATCGATACTTGTGTCAGGGATGGATCAAGCCCAAGACGAGAGGCGTGCGATTGACCAGACGATGACCAAGCTTAGATCATTAGTAGAGGAGACTAACTGTGGAATGATATTAGTTAGTCACCTTAGAAGACCTTCAGGAGATAAGGGTCATGAAGATGGACAACAAACCTCACTCTCAGGACTTAGAGGATCTGCGGCAATAGGCCAACTAAGTGACATTTGTCTCGGCCTAGAAAGGGACCAACAAGCGGAGGATAATTCTGAGTGCAGAGTAAGAGTGTTAAAGAATCGTTTTACTGGATGGTTAGGTTTGTGTGGAAGTGTGAAGTATTATCAAAAAACTGGCAGAATGTTACCGCTGGATGATAATGCTGTGATCACTAATGACTTTATTGAATCCGATTTTTGATGTACATCTGAGAAGAATAAATAGTTTAAAAGTTTCAGCTTTTGCTGCTACTGGAAAAGCTAAACGTATCCTTTCTAAATTCTTTAAATCAAATGACTACGTGTACTCTTTCAACAGACCTGAACTTAAAACCATTGTTAGCTACTGCCATAAAAACAAACTTAAAGTACACATCGATGATAATCTTCGACATCGAAACGAACGCCCTGAAGATTGATGAAGTAACTAAGATTCATTGTTGTGCTTTAAATAATGGTAGTGATGAAACTGTTTTATATGAGAAGGCTTCTGACTGGCTACCTATATTAGAGAATGCTTCTACTATCATCGGGCATAACATCTGCGCTTATGACATACCCTGTATTAAACAGATATACCCAGATTTTGAACCTAAAGGGGTTGTAATAGATACGCTAATTCTTAGCAGAATGTTTTGTAGTGACTTATTAGAAGTTGATTTCAAATATAAGTGGAAGACCATGCCTATACAGATGTATGGTCGTCATTCATTAGAAGCTTGGGGTCATCGCCTCTCTTTACATAAGAAACACGCAGATTTAACAGACTTTAGTGAGCTAACTGAGGAATTAGCAGCTAGGTGTAAGTGCGATGTTGACGTAACAGCTAAACTTTGGGACAGGCTGCAGCCTGAGGCCAACTCAGCCCCTACTGCTGTTGACCTTGAGATGAGATTTGCAACTCTTATCTCGAAACAAGTGCAATCTGGCTTTGCCTTTGACGTTAAAGGGGCGTTGGAGTTAGAAGCCACGATTGTTGAACAACTGAATACACTTGATGAACGATTGAGACAACGGTTCCCGTTCATTGACGGTGGTATCTTCACACCTAAGCGCAGTGATAAAAGTCGAGGATATGTAGAAGGTGCATCTATGTGTCGTCTGACTCCTTTGAATCCAAACTCAAGGGATCACATAGCTTGGGCATTAAAAACACATTTGGAGTGGAGTCCAAGTGTTTTCACCGAGACTGGTAAAACCAAGATCGATGAAACTGTTTTAAAGGAGATTCCTGGGGCGGAAGATTTCGTATCTTTCCTAACGCTTCAAAAAAGATTAAGCCAACTAAGCACAGGTAAGGGTGCTTGGTTGAAACTAGTTAGTGCTGATGGTCGTATTCATGGCAACGTGATTACAGTCGGATGTGCTACCCAGAGAGCATCGCACGTTCACCCCAACACAGCTCAAATTCCTGCGGTTAGGTCAGTTTTGGGTAAGGAGTGCCGGACTCTGTTTGGACCTAACGTACTACCTCTGTACATCCCTAAGGGACATTTAAGTAAGAGAGGTTCTAGGGTAGAGAATCTCACCAAACAGGTGGGCTGCGATTTATCTGGGATTGAGGCTGCTTGTTTAGCCCACATCCTTCAGCCATTTGATGGTGGTAAATTCATACGTGAGGTTCGTGAGGGCGACATTCACACCGCCAATCAATTGGCTGCAGGGCTCCCAACTCGTGATGACGCAAAAACTTTTTTCTATGCCCTTATCTACGGTGCAGGTGCAGAAAAATTAGGTAAGATCACTGGTCAAGATGGTAAAAATTTAAAGAGAAAGTACTATAAAAATATGCCAGCTTTAGCTGAGTTAACTAAAAGAATTACAGCTAAAGCAGAGAAGGAGGGAAAGATAAAGGGGTTAGATGGCAGACCTATTAAGATAAGGTCATCACATTCAGCACTAAACTTCTGCTTACAATCGATGGGAGCAATCCTATCTAAGGCTTGGTATAACATTTGCTATGACGAGTTAACTAAAGCTGGTTTTGTTTATGGCAAAGATTGGAGCTTTTTAGCCCACGTTCACGATGAGATCCAATTTGCTGTTAAAGATTCTATTGCTCAGGAGTTGGCGGAAATTGCAGTTGAATGTTCCAAGATCGCAGGGAAACAGTTTAAAATGCGAATTGAGATTGAATCAGAGTATAAAATTGGAAACAACTGGGCAGAATGTCACTAAAATTTGTAAAATTTGTGGGCAAGAAAAGTATCTATTAGATTTCTATAAGAATGGAACTTGGAGAAGACCTGAATGTAAAGAATGTTATAAAGAATTTGTTAGAAAGTATTGGAAATTAAGGAAAGAGTATCCTACTCCTGAGTTGGGTACTCCTTGTTATTGTTGTGGTAAAACTAGTGAGAAACTTCAATGGGATCACGACCATAATAAGATGACCTATAGAGGTTGGCTTTGTAGTAACTGCAATACAGGTATAGGGAAGTTGGGTGACAATATCGAAGGTGTCCAAAAAGCTGTGGACTATTTAGAAGATGCTAATACCCTAGAAAGTATAACTAAGGAGGATGATGACTTGGCTATTAATTGATGCGGATATGCTTCTGTTCAAGGCAGCTTCAGCTTGTGAGGTTGAAGTAGAATGGATGGAGGATGTCATTACAACCCACTGTCCCGTAAGGGAAGTGTTAATGTTGTTCAATGACTTACTAGGTGTTAAGAAAAGTCAAACAAAAGCTAGATGGACCACCCTTTGTTGGAGTAGTCCTGATAACTTTCGTAAGAAGATAGACCCTTCTTATAAAGGGAATAGAAGAGCCACCAGACACAGAATTAAACCAGTTGGTTATAAGGAGTGTCGTAGGAGGCTTGAAAAAGAACACCTATCTGAATGTTGGTGGAGGTTAGAAGCAGACGATGTGCTAGGAATCCTAAGCACCCGTAATGCTGATCAAACACCTATCATCTGGTCTGGTGATAAAGATCTTAAACAGATTCCAGGCTTCCATCTCAAAGAAGATGGTGACATTGATTTAATTACAGATGCTCAAGCTGATGCCTTTTTCTACCGTCAATGCCTCATTGGGGACACTGCTGACAATTACCCTGGCTGCCCTGGCGTGGGAGAAAAAACGGCACAAAAACTCATACCGATGGAAGATTTCTCACCTTCCACCGCATGGGGAACTGTAGTTAAACAATACGAAAAGAAAGGTCTTAGTGAACAGTATGCCTTAACACAGGCTCGATTAGCACGTATCCTTAGGGACACTGATTACTACTTTGATGAACCTCAACTATGGACCCCACTAACCCGAACTACTATGGCTACGGGGACGAAGCCGTAATTGAATGTATTGAGTATATTGAGAGTCACGCTTTTGATTTTCTTGAAGGTAACGTAATCAAATACGTGACCAGATATGAACAGAAGAATGGTTTAGAAGACCTAAAGAAGGCTTCTTGGTATCTTAATCGTTTAATAAAGCGTGAAGAAGGTAAGGCAAAGCCTTATGATTCTTCCTTATATAAATCTATTCTCAACGCCAAAGATGAAGACCTCCAACTCAACCAAAGTTCAGATGTGGATGGAGAACGCTGGGCAACTTGTGACTGCTAGCGAAAACGTTGATTCAAACGTTGCTCTCCAGGACAATCAAATGACTTTTATTGAGGAAGAGTTTTATGAACTTCTCCATGCTTATAACAATCTGGATCGTTCAGATGTTATAAAAGAAGCTACTGATTTAATTTGGGTTGTTTACGGGTTGCTACACATTATGGGTGTAGATGTTGATGAAGCTTTTAATAGGCTTTCTGACTCTAATAACACAAAATTGCCATTCACTTTTAAAGATGGCAAGGTACAAAAAGGTAAAAATTATCAGCCTCCCACTCTCTCAGATCTATGAAACTTAAAGAACAAGAGCAAAGTCAAGCACTAGCTGTTACTGGGAGGGTAGATTCATGGCTTAAGAACCCTACTAGACGCTATCCAGTGTCGTGTACGGTCATGGAAGTTTTAGATACTATGGACGAAAATCCAGATGGTATCGAGGGTTCATTCTTATTCGCATCTAAAGCACTTCGTTATGGCGCAGGAGTCTCTCTCCACCTCGACAAACTCAGAGCAAAAGGAACTGAGAACGAGCACGGAATGGTTGCTAGCGGCCCTTGTGGATTCATGGAGATCTACTCCAAGTTCAACGAAATCCTCAGACGAGGGGGTCAGTATAGAAATGGTGCAATTGTCGCTCAACTTTCTTGGGATCATCCTGATATTATCGAGTTTATCAATTATGATCGTGCTCGCATACCGTGGCTTAAGCGTACTGTCAACGTTGATCCAGATGTAATTAATAAGCCCACAGTTTTAAAGGCCATAATGGATGGCGCAAGTAAGGGTGATATATGGATTGTTAAAAAGCAGTATGACAAAAATGGTGATCGTATCTTCCATAATGTTTGCCAAGAGATATTAATTAAATCAAGAGATACCTGTCTTTTGAGTCACGTAAATTTGGGAGTATTAAAAATAGAGGATATTCCAGCAGCTTTTGGTGATGGGATGAGATTTCTTTGCAACCTTTATGAAAGTACTGGTGTTGATGATTCTGGTATTTACACCAGGAAAGATAGACAAGTTGGGTTAGGTGTAATAGGTCTTTCTAACCTTCTAGCTATTGAAGGTGTTACTTATAAGCAATTTGTTAGAGCTTTACGTCAAAGAAATTTAGATGTTATTAAGGAAGAGGATAGACCTACTGATGTTGAACATAGGTGGCAAACTATTGATGAAGCTCAACTAAAAGCTTTTGAAATTGTTGAGTATATATGGGCAGGTTTTATAGAAGCCGCTGCTGTTGCTGAAGAGAATAATATGTCAAGAGCTTTTACTGTTGCTCCTACTGCATCCTGTTCTTACCGTTATAAAGATAGAGAAGGTTATACAACATCGCCTGAAATATCACCGCCAATAAGTAGAGAAGTGGATCGTGATAGTAGTACTCTCGGTGTTCAAAGTTATCAGTTCCATCCGAAGTGTGAAATTGCACAAGACGTTGGTTGGGAAACTTTCTTTGAGTTGAATTGTGAATGGCAGAGACTCATGGATAGCACTGGATTAGCTCACGCTATCTCCATGAATTGGTGGTCAGATATGGTAAAAATGGATAGAGAATTTATGTCTAGATGGCTAAATTCACCGCTAAAAAGTCTATACTATTCTTTACAGGTACAACCAGATACGCAAGATAAAACAGACGTGTATTCCGCCTTAGGCGATACAGATGTTGTTGATGAGTATTTGAGTGAAATCCTGAGTGAAGATACAGCCCCTAATTGCGATTGCGCAGAATGAGAAAACATCCATACCAGCAGCTTCTTGAAAGAAAGAGGACTTGGACACCAGTTAAGGTGACTAAGGGTGAAGTCAGAGAAGGTGCGGAAGAGACACTTAAACGTGCTCTAGCTATAAGGCATCTTGAGTTACCAGTAGGAGAGTATATTAACTCAGCTCTTGATGAGATACCTGAATTAGCTAGAGAGCTTTTAATCTCTAATGTTAAGGACGAAGACAAACACGATATTGCCCTTAACTATATAGCTGCTGCTCACGGTGTAGATGAGAAAGCTGAAGCTGAAGCACATAAACTTCAAGCGGCTTGGAATGCCCATCCTGACCATACAGTTTTAAAGGCAGTTGTAATAGAAAAAGCTATCTTTTTTGTGTTACTACCTTTCTTCAGATTCAACGGAGACACTGGGATGAGGGTTACATCAGCGGATATCAGCCGTGATGAAACTGTTCACGTATCTGGGCATTCGTTGGTATGTAAAGAGAAGGGTTGGATTCCTAGCCCATCCTTAGATAAACTAAGGAAAGCAACAATTAACTGGGTACTACAACCTTTAGGTAATTCTGAAGACCGTTATCTTAACAAGCAGTTCTGGTTAGATCAGAGTGATAATCTGATGTATGCTGGAAAGGCGGAGGGTCTTTCTGATACTCGAAGAGCTAGAATGCCTGCGTTTTTTGAGACAAGCAATCAGGATTTACCAAGCTATGCGTAAGAACAACTGGTGGGATCACCTATTTAATAATCATCATTATGATTTTGCTTATGCTTATGCAGATCCTGTAATTGAGGATAAGAAAGAAGAAGAGGAAGAATTATTCAAACAATTCTTTGAATTTAGGATTGGTAGGTTCTTTAGAAGGATTACTAGACCTATTGATAGAGCTATTAATTACGTTAAGAAGAAAGCAGTTAATACATATAAGGATGTAACTGGTATTACTCAAGCTGAAGCTGATGCTAATAAAGCTAAAGCTCAAGAAGAGCAAAGATTAAAAGAGGAAACAGCTAAGTATAAAGCTTTTCAAGAGAAATCTGCTAAAGATCTAGCTGCTAGTAAGTCTAAGTATGCCTCAGCTAAAGCAGAACAGGAAAGCCAGTTTGCCGCTTCTTCTAAAGCTTTATCCGCTGCTAAATCTAGGCAACAAGAAGCTGAAAGAGTAGGAGCTATAACAGAGCAATATACACAAAGTAAGAAGGCTACAGCTCAAAGAACTTCAGAAGCTGCAGCTTTAAAAGCTCAACAACAGAAAGCCTTAATGGCTAAGAGGACTGGTAAACAGTACAACCCTAGAGTACCTGCTGGTGCTGGTGTAAACATTAAAGGTCCAGGTGGTGTAGGTGGTACAGGTAAGGCAGGATCAGAAACAAAAAGTGCTAAGAGATTGAGAGATAAAGATAAGAGTAAGTTAAATATTGGTTAATAGATGATACCTCCTATTGATAAACAAATTGTCGATTACCTAGAAGAGGTCTATCCAGATAGAGCTCCAGATATTAGTATGGAAGAGAAACTTATTTGGTTTACTGCTGGACAGGTGGCGGTTGTACGTCATTTAAAAGATCAGTTTAAACTACAAGAAGAAACTAAGTACAACTGAGGTTCTTATAAATGATCGCTTGGGCCCCCATACTGATTGGTCTTTCAGCAGGTGCTACTGCATATTCAGGTTATGCCGCAGCTAAAGCTGCTAGAAAGCAAGCTGAAGCTATGCGAGCTTCGACTGCACAAGCTAGAGATAGGGCTAACAAAGAGTTAGCACAAATGCAGGCTGATGCTCAAGCTACTCAGAATAGATTTAATATTCAGATAGCTCAGTCTAGAGCTGACACAGCAGAATCTGCTAGGCAGGCGGATGAAGCCACTAAGCTGTCTCAAGCTAGAATGGATCAAGCGCAAGCTGCCTCTAATTTATCTATACATCAACAACAATTAGCTTCAGCGCAGGCTAGACAGATGCAAGCTGGGGCTAATGTGAAAACTAGGAAAAGGACTAGAAGGGGTACACCTCAATCTATGAGAACTAAATTAAGTATTGATTCAGGACTTGGAGGAGCTGCAGGTTCAGGTGGAGATGCTACTACTGGAGGCGGTTTAAATTATGGCTAAGGGTACAGCCGAATCTAGGTATCAAACCCTTGAATCTGAAAAGACTATCTATTTAGATAGGGCTATTGATTGTGCTAAATACACATTACCTACACTTATTACTGATAATGATCGTAGTAGTGGTAAGAATTTATATACAAAAATATCTACTACCTACCAAGGTTTAGGTGCTCGTGGTGTTAATAACTTAGCAGCAAAACTTTTAATAGCTTTACTACCTCCTAACCAAGCTTTCTTCCGTCTATCTATAGACGATATGAAGCTTCAGCAGGAGATGGAGAATTATAAAGAACTTCAATCAGAATTTGATCAACAGCTTTCTCTAATGGAGAGAGCAGTGATGAGAGATATAGAGGAGTCAGGAGATAGGACTGCTTTATTTGAAGCTCTTAAACATCTCATCATTGGTGGTAACGCTTTACTTTATATATCTGAGAATGGTACTAGAGTTTACCCTCTTAAGTCTTACTGTTTGAGTAGAGATCCAGAAGGTAATGTTTTAGATATAGTTGTTAGAGAAGAAATTAATCCTGAAGTATTACCTGTAGGAGTAGCACCTAAAAATAATGAAGGTAATAACGTTGATAAGACTGTCTTCTTATATACATACGTAGATTATGATTATAAGAAGAGTAGGTGTAAGTGGTATCAGGAAGCTTATGGTAAAAGGATTGGAGTAGAAGGTAACGTTCCTCTTGATAAATGTCCTTGGATACCATTAAGGATGTATAGGGTGGCTCACGAAGCCTACGGAAGAAGTTACTGTGAAGAGCTGTTAGGTGATCTTAAGTCTCTTGAATATCTTTCAAAATCTATAGTTGAAGGAAGCGCAGCGGCTGCACGAATACTTTTCTTATGTAATCCGAATGGTACTACACGACCAGATGCCCTAGCACGTGCCGCAAATGGCAGCATTGTCGCTGGAAATCCTAATGATGTAGCACCAATTCAAATGAATAAGCAGGCAGACTTGTCTGTTGCTTTACAAACCATAGCTCGTATAGAACAAAGACTTAGTTTTAGTTTCCTACTTAACAGTGCTATCCAAGCGGGTACTCAAGGACGGGATCGAGTCACTGCGGAAGAAATCAGAATGGTCGCCAATGAGCTCGAAGCTGGGTTGGGTGGAATTTATTCCATACTCAGTGTGGAGTTGCAGCTACCACTAGTAAATAGGAAAATGGCTCTTATGGAGAGAAGAGGTAGCTTACCTCCTCTACCTAAACAGGGTGGTCAAGAACTTGTTAAGCCTCGTATCACTACAGGTTTAGATGCTTTAGGTCGTGGTAATGATAAAGCTAAACTTATTGAATTTGTTACTACCTTGGCTCAGACAATTGGCCCAGAGGTGATGAGTAAGTTTGTAAATAATAGAGAACTCATACTTAGAATGGCTGCTTCTGATGGCCTAGATATTTATAAATTGATCAAATCTGAAGAGCAATTAATGGAAGAACAACAACAACAAGCTACAATGATGCAAGAACAGCAGCAAATGCAAGATCCACAAAACGATCCTGCTAAACAAGCTGCACTTATCAAAGCTGAAAATGACTCAATCAGGACTTAAGAAACCAATCAAAGCAAAGGTTGTAGAGACTGAACCTTTAAAACCTGAAATTAAGGAGCCAGTTGTTGAGGAGCCTAAGACTGAGATAGATATACTCATAGATAGATTACAAACAGAAAGACCACAAACCTATGAAGAGTATTTAAAGGCTGTTAAAGGTAAGAAAAATGTGGCAATATATCCAGATCTCTCAATAAGAATCGGCTAACTATGGAAATTAACACTACTGGAGGAGCCTTCCCAGAGGAGACTCAACCTTACAATGAACAGGACCAAGCAATTCTTGAGGGTAAAGACCCCCAAGAGGTTGATCAGGAACTCATTGGTGGTAAGTTTAAATCCGCTGATGATCTTCTTGAAGCTTACGAATCTCTTCAAAAGAAGCTTGGGGAACGCTCCCAAGAAACGCCCGAAGATACTAAATATGAGTCAGAAGATCAGGACGTAGAAGCGGGTGACATTATAGGTGGTGTAGAACAAGTACCACTGTCTGAACAAGAAGAGGATGTAATTCTCGAAAGTATAGGAGGAGATGAAGGTTTAGACGCTATGGCTGATTGGGCTTCAAATCATTTAGATCAAGATGAGATTCAAGCTTATAACCAAGAAGTAAATAGCGGTGATTTTACTAGGGCTAGGAACGCTCTTCAATCTATGTTCTTCGCTATGCAGCAGGCACAGGGTCAAGAGCCAGAGTTAATGGGTGGTAAAATATCAGCCAACTCAGGTGATGTTTATAGGTCAGTACAGGAAGTAGAAGCTGCTATGAATGATCCACGCTACCTACACGACACTGCTTATACAAGAGATGTGGAAGAAAAAGTTAGCCGTAGTAATGTTTTAGCACCTTATTAGGCTAATATAAGTTTAGCTTATGTATGAAGTGTTGCCTCTGAGGAGATAACAACAGTGGAATGCTGAGCGTTTTTTACATTTAATCATTCAAATCGATGCCAGATTTTTCGAGCATCTCTAGGTTAGGTGGTATTAATGGCGTTCAATATAACGCTAATAGTGCTGCTGGTAACTACGAAAAAGAGAATGCGAATTTTCTGAAAATCTTTTCTGGAGAAGTCCTAACCGTCTTCAATAGAGAGACAATTTTCAAAGACTTAACTCAAAAGAGAACTATCTCCTCAGGCAAATCGGCCAGCTTCCCAATTACGGGTCGTTTTTCAAGTCGATATCACCGCCCAGGCGATTGGATAACAGGCCAAGGTAACAAAGGCATGATCGGTGAGAAAATCATCACGATTGACGATCTACTCATCGCAGATGCCTCAATCTATGACCTTGATGAGGCCAAGCTTCATTGGGACGTTAGATCGATCTACAGTAAGGAATTAGGTAGGGCTTTATCAAGGGCTTATGACCAGCGTCTAGTCCGTACACTTCTAACAGCTTCCGAGTCTGATGGACGTGTTGATTTT